GACGCCTTCGCCTTTCCCCTCGTATAAATATAATAAAATTGACCTGCGACGAGAGGCGCCTATGATAGGCGCCCCTGATCTATATTTATGGGTATACAATAAACTGCTCTTCAATATAGCTAAGCAGGCTCTGAGGTACTACCCTGTAAACGACTCCAGAATGATCTAAATAGCCCCAGTTGCGCTTAGAAGTGTACACTGTAGTAGAATCCGGTACGCCATCAAGGACTAAATCATCTAGCGCATTACAGATACTATCCCCGTCTACTACACAGATAGCAGCTAGGGAGCCCGATACAGGCGCCCCCACTTCGTCACTGATCTTAGCGTACTCTAGACCGCCCCAAGCAGTGCTACGGAACATATCTAGCTGTGCTCTACCTGAAACCCATAGGCGAGGCACTACTGTATAGGTTCCTTCTATGGTATCTGGGTCAGTAATATAGGGGGCTACCCCCATAGCTATGATAGTTTTAGGGCCAATTCCCGCCATTATAGGTACTCCGTCATATTCTCACCCTCAAGAAGCACAGTATGAGTAGCTACTTTCTGTGCTGCTGCTGCTAAGTTAGTGGTTCTAATAAGATAGGTCTTTAGATTAGCGTATATTGGGGAGGCATCGAGCGCATCTGTGGCGCCTGTATGCGATCTTGCCTGCCCTCCTGAAGAATCCCCTATGACAATTCTATCAGCGAAGCACTTAGTGCCTGTAGTAGTAACTGTAACCCCTGTTTTAATACTAAAGGTAGGCGCCCGCGAGGATAGCTTATTGAGACTATAGATGGGTACGTCTGTACCGCCCGTATAGGTTGGCCCCAAGAATACTTCTACCTTGATTCCAAGATTGTCTATCTGTATTCCTCTGGACAATACAGCTATAGGATTAACGCCTGTGATAAGGACGCTATCTATTACTGCGCCTGAGGCTAGTGCTGTGTTATAGGTAGAGATTTCAAAGACTCTCCCGTCCATATTACCCAATCCATCTGAGCTATAGCCTAACTCGCCATAGGGTACTGCATTGAATGTTCCTGCGTTAGGCATATCGCCTCCTTTTAATTTGTCTGTTATTAGGTTGTTTAGCATATCCCATAGGATTCTTGAAGAACTCTTTAGCTGCTGCCACTGTGCGCCTCTCCGCCTCTTTCTCGTCGTCTACGACTAGGACTGCGGAGAGAAACTGCACCAAGCCCTGAATTACATCTAGTCTATCGTCATGAACGAGGCTACCACGATCATAGGTAATATTAACAAGTTGATACATAACGCTAGTAACGGTACGCTTATCCCTAGCATGCTGCTGACAATATAGCCAATCATCGTCCAGAGCCCTCCGGTGGAATATCAGTTTATGCCTACGGGTTACTGGAGAGATAGTATCAATGATACGCTTCTCTTTCTGGCCTTTAGCATAGAAGTCCTCAAAGCCGAGGTTCTTAATCCCCCGCTTCTCAGCATGACCAATCAGGAGAGAGCTCACTACACCGTGACCCATGTTAGCTTCTACCTTGATATCGTTAATCTCCATCTCGACAGCTAGGTTCAATAGGGTGTCCATATTGGCCTCTGACATGCCGCCTTTTAAACCACCCACAGTAAATACATGGATATAGCTATTAGAGGCGCCTCCGATACCGAAAGCGACTTCATCGCCTCCATTACCAGCGGGGTCAATAATCATGCACTTATGTTGATAAGGCATGTAGTTATCTGAGCTAGCCGCGGGCTTATAGAGGGTCATACCAAAGCATGTATCTGGTAAGTCCTTAAGCTGGTTCTTATTCTCTGAGGAATACCAGATAGTCTCTGGAGCAGCATCCCAGCTATAATCGCCTATAATCAGGTCATTGCACTTGATACGAGTACGCTGAGCATCGCTTAAGGTAGTATCCAGCATGAACTGTAGAGCGAAGCCTTCTGGCCCGAAGTCCAACTCTTTCTCGCATAGAGCCTGCTCATCATATCGCTCAGGGTCTGTAGGGGCGCCCTTGGTAGCATCTAAGCCATGCCCTGTACCCAATGCGGGGTTAGCCTCCAGCGCATTCAGGATGCTCGGGGCTACTGTATCCGGTGCGTACCTAGCCAGTTCTTCCGTGTTGGGATACCTTCCGGGCCATATACGGATATGGAACCCACGCATGGGCAGGGTCTTATAGATCGAGTCTTTAGTCTGAGGCGTACCTAAGTATAGGGTTTCGCCATGAGTGTTAATAGCTGCGAAGTCCTTAGAGAGATGCAGGAGGCTATCCCGCATAGTCTGTGTAAGGCTGTTCTTGGCTGTCTCGATATCATCTGGTATAAGGATATCAGCACGCCTACCTTGGAGGTTAGCGGTAATACCCACGCAGGATACTGATGCTGACTTGTCCAAAGGCTTCAAGTCTATATGTATATCGTAGTTCTCAAAGCTTGTACGGTCGCCTCTAGAGCTATCTGGGCGCAGATAACAGAGTAGCTGCCACTGCTCGATGATACGGATGATAAGGATAGCTACATCGCTTGCTTGCTTCTCGCCACCGGATACCAATAGAACCCGCTTTGATTGATCTTGAATCATACACCAGACAGCGTATAGCGCCGCTAGGGTAGACTTAGCCTCGCCCCTCTGCGCCTGCACCATCTTCTTCTTGCCGTATTCCTTAGAGGCCATGTAGCGGGCGATATCTCGCTGCTGCTCAGTGATCTCAAAGCCCAGCACACGCATACCAACCTCAGCAAACTCCACAAAGTCATGGAATGTAGAGGCTACCATCATTGCTAGTTCTTCACGTAGCGTCTTGGGCATACCTGCTGGTAGCTCATTCCACTCTTTAGTCTTGAGAGTAATCAGCTTGAGTCTCTCTATAGTTTTAGGGTTTAGCATGTATTTCTCCTGGATAATAGTATGCCTCACGAATATAATGAGGGAGGCATACTATTACACCCTCAGGAAGGCCCCAACGAGCTCGCTGGTGACGTTTTTAAGGGTATAGTAGTACATAGGTAGTGGGTAGCTCTTAGCGCCTCAGGAAGGGGCCTTCTAGGGGCTTACAGAATACCATGTATCTCATCTTGTTCTTCCTCATTCTTGAGGATAGCTTCTGCGCGCTTCTTACGTCTAGCTGCCAGTTCGTCACTGAACTCTTGTTTGAGTTGTTCCATCTCAGAAGCGTCAACATCCGCGGTAACAGAGTTGTCCTTAAGAAACTTGACGATGACGGCTTTATCAGAGGCGCTCATGGGGATACCTTCCTCTTTGCAGATTCGGATATCCGCCATGAACATCTCAGTAATAGCTAGGTGTAAGGCGCTAAGTTCTGATTGCTTAGCAGCCATACATTTCTCCTTAGGTATTGATTGCGGCGATAGCAGCGGCTGCTGCATCTACTGCTGCGTCTACTGCGGTAATAAGCGCAGCGGGCATAACAGTAGCATCACCAAGGGGCTCACCACCATCTGTCAAATGTTGCAGATAGGGGATAAGTTTAAGACATGCATCCCGTGCAGTGAGTACGAGTGCGGGTGTAGCGGATACGATACCGGCCATGTGGCCTCCTTAAAGTTATATTAGATTAGTACAATGAGCCAGCCTAGCAAGCCCAATGGGATGATACTAGCAGCGCCGCTGCCAGCATTCTTAGGATAATACAGGAAGTCCGAAGAGGCTCCTGCATCAGCGATAGCGGAGTTCATTAGTTTCTCGTACATCGCTGCTTGGTTCATATCCCCCTTCTCGGAGTAGAATAGCATCAATTTCTGATAAGTCTCCGCTAGACGTAAGCTCGTACACACGGCTGACTCGAAACCAACTGCGGCTGAAGCACTCTGTCCCGTACCCGAAGCTCCGTCCTGACACCCATTCAGATACAGGGAAGCCGCAGGAGAAACGGGGAAGTCCTGCTTTGGGACGTTGTTGCTCCCATTGCTAGACTGGTCAATGTTTACCTCCGTTACCGAAGAACTATCGCCAGCTTGTCCACCAGTGGCTGAGCCGCCGTTTCCGCCATAGCCCACACCCCCTTGACCACCCTGACTGACTGAACTAGCGCTACCACCAGTAGCACTAGCGTTACCCCCGCTAGCATAGCTAATGGCGCCAGAGGTTGAGCCTGCGATGGCGGTACTCTGGGCGCTTGAATTGGATACGGATTGACTCGTCGCATTAGAGCCTCCCTTTGGTTTAGTAAGCCCCGGAGGTGTCTCAAAGGGCGATTCTGCCATAGCCATGCTAGAGAGCAAGACTAGAGCTAGTAAAGTATATTTCATATGTTGCTCCCTATTAGGTTATTCCCAGTAAACGACTGGGGGCGTTATTTAACTCAATGCGCCGATCAGTAGGTAGGTCATAGATTTCTCACCCTAGCCTCATAGTATAGGTTTGTCCGTCTGTTAGGGCCGGATATTCATAAATGGAAATGCTTATATTGCCCCCAAATGCGCTCCAATCCCCCAGAACTCTAGAGTCAAACAGAGAAGCGCCAATGTAGACACTTAACGTAAGTCCTGTGGGGAGGGCTGAACTTCCCTGAAAGGAAATGCCTAGTGAGCCTGTTACCACGTTCCAGTTGAAGGACGTCGGGGATAGCCCGTATAGAGTGCCAGAGAAGCTCCCCCAAGCTCCAGAAAGATACGCTCCGTTGCTATACCCAGTATTATTTCCAGAGGCACCAGACACCATTGACCCTGTAGTTGGTGGGAGGTTACTCTTCCCATAGAAGTCCGAGAAGCTAATAGCGCCTGAGGGTTTCCCCGCAAGCGCCCTCTCGGCGCTCCCATTAATGTTGAAGGGCGCGTTAGACGCCCGCCCCAGTTCGACGTTGATCATACTGGCTGACATCGGTCCGCTACTTGGGAGAGTCATTCTTGAGTGCCTCCACTTCAGCACGAAGTTCCTTGATTGCCTCGACCAGCAGGCCGACTACATTGCCATAGGCTACCGATAGCATTCCATCTTCGCCCTCAACAACAGCCTCTGGAAGCACCTCACGAAGTTCCTGAGCAATAAGACCGGTCTGGCGCATCTCTACATCGGTACGGTCAAAGGTAACGCCACGAATAGCATCAACCTTATCAAGCGCATTGGGGATAACTTCAATGTTGTCCTTGAGGCGAAGGTCTGAGTAGGCGGTGATGTTGCCGCTGGCCACGATGGTTGCGAAGTTGGCAGTGCCAGTGAATGTAGGTGAGGCTGTGGTGGCTAGTTGCTGCCAAGCGCCCCAAGTTCCGCTAAGTCCTTGACGACACCAAAGCGCACCAGTGGAGAGGTTAGACAGTATTTGCGTGCTGTTGTTAGGCCCGCTACGAGCAATAACCAAGCATGTGCCGCCAGACCACACACCGGCAGGGACGTTTGTAGCTGCGGCAGTGACAGCCCACAGTCCTCCGGTAAGCAGAGTGTTCATATCTCCTGCGTAAGTAGGGGAGTTAGTAGAACCTAGCCCAAACGCCCCAACAGCCATTAGAGCGCCAGCAGTAGTATCCGTGGCGGAGGTTTGTTTGACGCCTGTGACTACTTTCTGCCAAGCGCCCCACGCCGACCCAGTAGAGCTGTACGTTCTGTAAAAAATAGGCTGAGTGGGGTCTTGGGTAATGGCTTGAAAATAGAGCTGCGTCGATACCGTTCCGCTGCCGGTAATCAAAATGTTTCCCCAAGTGCCACCAACTATAGGAGAAGGGAAAGTACCAGTCGTTGTGCCGTTAACTACCCGCCAGAACCCTATTGGGTTGGTGGTCAGGTCAATATTGGATATAGCGGGGTGCGCGTTATTTGCATTCCCCAGCCCAAACGCCCCCACAGTCAGCAATGCGCCAGCAGTGGTATCTGTAGAAGATGTTTGAGTATTACGGTAGGCTCCCGTGCCTAATGCGCCCCCGTCTGCAAGGAGCTTGCCGGTAGAACCGCTGAACAGAGCCACATGACTATCCGTGCTAGAGGCTGGCCCTT